ATTGGAAGGAGGTACTCTTGCCACCCTACCCGAAGAGTGTTCGCTCGATGATAGCCTCGTAAGGGCTGGAGTTGCGAAGACAAAGGGGAAATTTCGGACTGTGACGATGCAGTCCGCTAGGGTAAAGAGGGTTCTTCGACCGGTTCATACAGCCTTGTATGACCACCTGAGTGAGTTTGGGTGGCTGGTTCGAGGGGACGTCAAAAGGGAGGACTTCGATGCGGTCTTTAACGACCTCAAGGTAGGTGAAAAGATTATCAGTGGTGACTATACTGCAGCCACTGACAATATCTACCAAGAGGCCGTTTTGGCCATAGTTGAAGTCCTTGCGGAAGAAGAGGAGTTAGAAGAAGAAGAACGGAAGGTTTTGGTAGGGTCCTTCACCAACCTGAGATGGGTGTCACGCAAAGGTAAGCAGTGGCCGATTTTGAGAGGTTCTATGATGGGTAACTTGGTTAGTTTCCCCATCCTCTGTCTCCTCAATAAAGCCTGCTACGACATTTCTTGTGACATTTTTTTTGGGTCTGGTGTACGTAGGATCTCCAGGATGAATGGAGACGACTGCCTTTTTGCCGGCACACAAGAGTTTTTTTCGCTTTGGCGGAAAGTGACTGGCACTTATGGTTTAGTTGTCAATGAGACGAAGACCGGTATCGAAGACTACTGGGCTGACTTGAATAGTCAGCCTTGCAGTAGGTTGCGTAAGGGGCTTAACCCCAAGCCCGGTCTCTCATTCCTTCGTCCCTTCCGTCAAGAGCCTGATAGTATTTTGAGAGAGGTCTGGCAAGGTATCCAGGGTTTGAAGCGCGAAGTTCAAGCCTGGGTTTTGAATGTCGCAATGCGTCACGAGATAGCATTGCGTACCATGGACCTATCCGAAATTCCTCGAAAGACTATCCTTTTTCTTCTGACTAAATCTTGGTTCCGCAGAGCCCGTCAGATTGGCCCTGCTCCTGTTGAAACCGTCGGTACGCGTAGGGTCCCTAGCGTTACTTTGGCCAACCCTCCGAGACCTGAGTTCTATGACTGGGTCACGGCAGAAAGTAATGCACAAAAGAAAAAGTTCGTCCAAGCGTGGACTGGTGTTGGCCTCCACGGTACAGGGAGAGATCCCTTTACCGGAGAGAGGACGGCGCAGCCCGAGGAGTCCTATATCCTCAGACGGGCTTTTTCAGAAAAGACAGAAGGGATTCCTACCCTGCCTGAAAAGTGGTTGTGGGATGTGGGTTCTCCCTCGTGGCAGTTTCTCTGGCCTACGTCGATGCTTGAGCATTGGCAGACATTTTATCCAGATCGTATACTGACAGACGAGGAGGCCCGCGTTGAGTGGATCGACGATCATCCTTTCCTGCAAAGGAAGGTTGAACTTGTCAAAGTCGGTCCATCTCCCCACCACTACGCCAAAAAAAATTTTTTCTCTCCTCCTTCACTCGGCTTTCTCTTGCCTTCTGGAGGTTTTTCTCTTCCCCGTGGTTACGGGAAACCTGAACCGAAAGATCGACCTAAGCGTTCGATTAAGTTTCTCGGTGACGGTTTCCATGGTCTCCTGCTTGCTCTGGCACGTAGCAAGGGTTGAACCCGGGTTCTTTTTTATTTGGGAGGCGGTCCAGCGGCATTGTGCAGCCGTGAGAGACAACCTCGAGAGAGGGGATCTAGGAAAGGG